AATTCGGACTTCTCTGATTGGTCGTCGTCCCTGCGTCGTTGCCAACGCCGACCGTAATGTCGATATCGATCCGGTCCAGTCGCATCCGTTCGCCCTGGATCGGCGCGCTTGTCGCCGTCATCATCAATGGCAATCCGGCTTCCGTCCGCGTGTCCGCGTCAATCTCGTAAACGTTGCCGTTCAGCACGTCGCCGCAAAGCCATTTGTCAAAAACGTAGTAGGGCTGCGTTCCGCGCCAGCGGCTTAACCCACCGGAAGCCCGCTCGCTCCATTGCAGCGAGTTCAGGTTAAACTCTTGCGTCCATGTATCAGACGAAAGCACGAAAACCGGCCTGCCCTGCGAGACATAAACGCCGGCTTCCAACGTGTCCTTGTCTTCAACCGCCGCAATCAATCGGTCCAGATCAGGCGTCGAAATCTTGTTGATCGATCCGCCCGAAAGCGTATGAACGCCGTTGTCCGATCCGACAAAAATCAACACGCTTCCAAAGCCGTCCTCGTGCCCCGCCATGGCGTATCGGCCAGCCAAGCCGCGCGACAGAATTTGCAATCGGTTAAGGGGAAATCCGGTCGCGTTCGGAGTTCCGCCGCTTGACCAGATTTCAATGCTATCCGTCCCGAACAGGTAAAGGACGCCGTTGAAATACACGGGCCGCAAAAGGCTATCGGGCTTGCCTTCCGCCGTGATGTACTCGCTCGTGTTGATCGAAGTTGTGTTCAGGCCGGACGCGCGACACGTTCCCGCGCCATCGGTGAAGAAGAAAAACCCTTCGCCAAACGTCACGCCGTTCGGGCTTCCCACATCCGCGTCGGGATACGCAAACACGCCAACTGACGTAATGATGCGCGCCCCGTTATTCGGGTCCACCACCACCACGTCAGGCGTGGCGTTATTGTTCCTCGCAAAGAAGCATTTGGCGCTACCGGAAAACGAGCCGTGCGACAAAGCCGCCCCGCCTATGTTGGAGACCTTCCGGATCGTGCTGCCATACGTCAGATACAACGTCCCGCCGGAATGGATCATTCCGCGAAACGCCGATTCGTCACTGGTCGCGAAGCTCGCCATGCCAGGGACGCGGCGCAATGATCGATCAGACCGCGCGCCGTCGCCAAGCGGCTCTGCATATCCGTTGATGACGCGGCCCGCGCTTTCCTGTCTCTTGCCGCCGGGACGCGATGTGAGAGGGAAAACAATCGGCGCGCGAGGCATCAATAATACGTTGCGTACTGAACTTCATGCGTGGGAACATCCGCGACGATGACGCGCAACTCGCGTTCCGCCGCCGTGGCGTCCATGGCCGGGCCGAATGTGGGAGACGCCTTTGCCGCGAGATACATCGCCAGCGGCAGGAACAGCGCCGGGTTGATTGCATTATGGTTCGCGACGTGAACGATATTCTTAGCCTTGAGCGTGTCCAGAGCCGGGTCAACAAGATCGTCAACCACATCGTAATCGTCAGCGTTCGCCGCCTGTTGCCCCTGCTTCAATCCGAGATAGGCAAGAGCCTGATTGACCAGTTCAGCGCGGGTCTTGTCTGTCATGTCCGCACCTTTGGAGGTCTTCCCCGGCGCTTCACAAGCGCGGGCGCTTCGTCCAGAACAACCGCCGCTTCCGGATCACTGTAGTCAACAGCCCCGGAGCGTTCCTCGAAATGCCCATTGCCGCGAAGCTTGGCGCACCGATCATCGGGAACTTCCGTCCAATCCAAGCGAGTGAAAACAAACCCATCCCACTCGATAAAATCCGGCCCTGAGCCGTCGTCATTCGGATCGCCAATGAAACGGAAAAAAGCCATGCTTCACCCAGGGAAAGAGCGGGAGCCGAAGCCCCCGCCCGATGTCAGTTACGGAACGATGTAGTAGACGCCGACAAACACCGTGCCGGTATGGCCAGCGTTGGAAGCCGCGTTGGCTTCAAGCTGGATCACCGTATCGGCGCTGAAATACTTCGGACCATCCTTCAACACGCCGTTGAACGGGTAATAGATCTGGACTTCCGGCTTGATGTCAGTAACGGCATCGCCGGTCCAAACGCCAAGATTGCCAAAGCCATCGGGATCGGCGGCTTCAACGCCATTGCCGGCCCAGCCGATATCCATGTCCAGCGCCTCGGTGCCAGTGTCGATATCGTCCGCGCGGACAAAGCCATCGATCACGTAAGCGCCTTTCGGCACAATGCACATCTCGAAGATGTCGCCATCCTCGACCGCCGCGCCGATCTCATAGGTTCCGTATGCAAAGCTGACAGCCCCGGCACCGCTGCCGCGATAAACGGGGAACGTGCGAGATGCACGAGTTGACGTGAGGGTTTCCGCAACCATGATGTTTGATCCTTCTGAATGGGGGAAGGGGCGGGAGCGTCAGCGCCCCCGCCCATCAGCATTAGGCAAGGCCGGCGGTTGCGAAGTATCCGGTCACAACGCCATGATCCTTGAGGTCATCGCGGTCACCAGAACCCGAACCAAACTGCATCTTGGCAATGCCGTAGATCGCAGAGATTTCGACGCCGTGCTTGTCGCCGTAGTCGAACTTCTCTTCAACCGAACGCCAGCGACGGGCATACGCCGCGCCGACCGCCTGAGCGCCGCACAGATAGGCCCCGACCACGCGGGCGCTGGACGCGCCAACAAGGCCAAAGTTCCATTCCGTCGCCGCCTGCTCGATCTGCTTGATAATCACGCCATCCCAGAGAAGATCGCCGCCCTCGAAAAGGCGCTCGTTCTCCATCTGGACAGAAACTTCGCGCTGCGCCGCCGTAATAGCGGTATCGGTCTTGAGGTCATTGAACGCAAAGGGATGCGCGTACAGGACATAATAGCGCCGCCCGTTCCTCACCGACCGGATAGGACGAATGAGCGGGTTTGCCACCGTTTCCGCGATGGACTTCATCTTGGAAACAGCCGCCGCGTTCAGCTTGTCGTTAGTGGTGTCGCAATTCGCCAGCGAAGCCGAATGATCGTTGGACGAATTGTTGGACCGAAGCGCGCCAAACAGAACACGGTCGGCGTTATCGACAAGCCATGCGTCCTTCTCAGCTTCGGACGCCACCGAATACCGCTTGCCGTTAAACCCGGCCAGCGCACGGATGATCTGGTCTTCCGTGTCCTTGAGCGACCACTCCTTGAGAACGCCTTTCGCCGCCTCACGGAGGGAAATGGCGGAATACTGCTCATCGATTTCCGCGACGCGAACGCCGTTACGGCGCTTGTCAACGGCGATCTCGAACGAGCGGGACGCCATATCCTCTTCATTGCCCTCAAGGGTATTGGACCCCGTGATGGCGTCGTTCGTCAGTCGGTTGACCAGCGCGAAGTTAACGCGGTCGCCCTTCTTCTTGGTAAGGTTTTCCTTGACCTGGATAATCGAGGTTTCGGAAGTTCCCATTTCACCGGCGAACCTGTTCTCGGTCAGGTACTCGGTGAAAAACTGATCGTCCCACTGCTCAACAGTGAGGCCAGTCGCAACAGTCGTGTTTGCCATTGTCTTGAGCCTTCAGGCTGGCAAGACACCGCGCATGAAAAACCCGCCTCTTGGGGCGGGGGATGAATCAGCGCTTGAAGATGTCTTGCAGGGGTGTCGGCCCTGCCCATGCCGGCCCCGCGCGGGAGCCAACATTGCGGACCGTGGAAAGGTTTGAAGGCATCACGGTCGGATTGGGACGATTGGCAGGCGCGGCCTGTTGACCCCTCATTTCGGCTTCAATCTTGGCGCGTAGTTCCGCCTCGATTTTCGACCGATATCCATCAGGGTCTTTCAGGATTTCCCGCTGCTTGTGCCACTGGACTACGGCGTCGAATTTGTTTGGCGCGTTCGCGACCATTTCGACTTCATGAGGGGCTAGCGCCTGTTGCGCGACCGTGGTTTGCCATTCGGCAATGGCGGACGTAACCGCGTCCGACCCATGCTTCTGTTCCGCCACCTGACGAAACAATGGCTCGACCATCGCCTGCATTCGCTGGAAATGCGGCGCGACCGTATGCAACACGGCATTTTGCGGATCGACGTAATAGTCAGGCGCTTCCTGGGGTTGCGGGGCTTGCGCCCGCTGTTGAGACGCCAACAGTTGCTGCAACATCGCTTCTTGCGATGCGAGTTTCTGCCGAACATCGGCAACTTCCTCGGTGTATCGCTTGACCTTCTGTTTTTCCGCGTGAAGGGCTGCCAGCGGCACGGTCTTTTG